TCTCGCCCGGCTGGAACGACCTCCAGTCGATCCTCCAGTCAAACCGCATGACCTTCATCAGTCTGGGCGGGATGGTGATTACCCCAGTCACACCCCGCGCCTCCCGGAATCCGCCGCCATGGCCCCGAAGCCAGCTCGCATATCCTCGGCCCCGGCCTGAACCAGCTGCACCGATACCTGCGCCGACTTCGCAACAGAGGTGTCGACGATCTCGCCGATCAGCCTGTCGTCGAGCCTGATCACCACCTGCATATGACCGGCCGCGCCTGGGACGTACGGCAAAATCGTTCCGCTGGCGTTGGGGACAAATAGCTCCGGTCTATTTTCGCCCACCACATAGGCCCGTCCGGCCTGCACCGGACCGCCGCCCGCCCGAAATCCACCGAAACGCGGCGCCAAGAATCCACCGCCGCCGCCGCCAATCCCACCTGAGAAAATTCCGCCAAGTAGATTTCGAATGCCGCTGGAAAGAATATCGCTCGCTATTTGTGCCAAAACCCGGCTCATTGCCTCGCCGAAATTTTCCGCCCCCAATATCGCCCCAGCCAATGCGTCGGCGATGCTATCGAGATGGCCGCTGAATCCGATCGCCCCCAATTGCGCGGCTCGAAAAGCCGCATCTGCGGCCTCCATTGCGCTGTTAAATTCCCCCTGACTGATCTTGCCGGCCGCCAGCAAAGCGTTGAGGCGCGACACGATTTGCGCATATTTTGTCGCGTCAGCCGCCACCGCCCCCAGCTCCGATCCCGCCGCCGAAAGCAGGTCATTATACTGCTCCAATGTTATGTTTTCCCCGGCCAAGGCCGCATCCAAAAGGCCCACGGTTTCCTGAAAACGCGTCATCGCGGAAAACACCGGATCCAGGCGGCTCCTTATTGTCTGTAATTTTGCATTAAATTGTTTTGCCGGATCCACCCCGCCACCGCCGCGCTCCACCCCGCCACCAGCGCCGGTTTCCGGCTTGATCGGGTTGATCTCCCCGGCCAGAATTTTTTGCCGCATCTCCGCCTGCGCGGCCCCATATGACTGAATATCGAATTGTTTTTGCAAACCGTCATAATTGCGCAAATTCTCAATCAAGCGCGCGGCCTGGTCAGCCGCCGCAGAGAGTCCGGTTGCTACATCAACCCCGGCGAGTCCCTCCGCCGCAGCCCGGCCATCCTCCAAGGTTTTTGCCATTTGCAATGCCGCGTCTTCGGCTCGGCGCAACTTTTCAACCAGCGACTGATCTATTTCCGCGCCGGTCGTGTTTAGAATGCCGACGATCTGGGCAATGGATTGCGCCACCGCCGAAAAATCCCCAGCCGCAACTGCGTCCTGAATGCCCGTTTGCAGTTTTGTGATTTGAACTAGCAGATCAGGGTCAAATTTAATTAAACCAGCCAAATCGCCCGCATTTTCCAAATCGCCGGAAAGAAGCGCGATTTCTTCACGCATCTGCTTCATTTGTTCAAGTTCGTAATGCTCCACAAACATCCCCGCCGCTTGGCGTTGTTCAATATTTGCTCGGAATTGATCATATTCCTGCTGCGCAAGGGCCAGTGCCTCGCCGAGTGGATCAGCAATATCCGCCCCCAACTGCCCAAAAATACCCTCGATTTGTTTGGTAAAATCGGCCCCAAACGCCTCTGAAATCACATCGCCTGTGGAAATCTTCGCGTGATTTAGTTCAATTTCCGTCAGCGCTGCCGACAATTCGAGCACCTGGCGGGTGACAGCGCCGTATTTTTCCTCGAGATCATCCAGACCTCCATCGGCGAGGTCGACCATGGAAGACTGCGCCGCCTGGACCGCAGCCTGCGCATCCCGGACTTTTTCCGCGAATGTACGCACCTTTTCCGCCGCCACTTCAGCGCTGTCACCGGACCGCATGAACATCGCTGCCAGCGGGATTCCCACCGCCAACACCGTGCCGATTGCCGGCGCAACAATGCCCATCGCACCGCGAAGCGCGGCAAACCCGCCCAACAGCTGCGGCAACTGCTGCCCCATGACCCGCGCCGCCCCGGCACCGCCTTCCAGCTGTACAGCGATGTCACCGAGCTGCGCCGCGGTATTTTGCAGCACGAAACGCCCCCGACCAGAGATTGACAAGACCCGCGTCAACCCACCCGCCGCTGCGGCCGATTGGACCGCCATCCGCTTGTTCATCCGGTCAACATTGGTCTGGATTTCCGTGGTGCTCTTGCGCGCCACCGCGGCCGCCCGCTTCATCTGGTTTTCGAACTTAGTGAGCGCCGCCTCCATGCGGATCACCAGCGCGTCAGATGTCTCCTGGCTCATTTGCGATCCTCAAACCGGGCAAGGATGGCCTTGTATTCTTCCTCACTCGGCGCCTCATCCGCCGGCTTTCTCCCAGCGGCGCGCAGAATGTTCAAAAAATCCGCGTAGCTCATTCGTCGCACCTGTTCCGGCGCTATTCCAGCCTGCACGAATGAGTGCAGGATTTTACCGACATCCATCGGCGCGCCGTCTGCATCGCCTGATTTTGCTGCGTCGGCGACCTGCACCCCCTCCATCATCGCCAGCAGGATGGTCAGGGCCAACTCAACCATTTTTGCCAATGGCTCGGCATCCATTCTCTCGGCCACTATCCGCTTGGCCTCGATCTCGTCCATCCCGCCACCGATCAGTCCGCGATAAATGATTTGGAAAATATCATTTCGGAAATATTCATGGCGGGCCACTCGTAAATAGATCGCCCCGATCCCGACCTGACCGCACGCCTGCTCCAGGTCCATGACCGCGCCAGTCGTCAGGTCAAAGGCGCGGTCATGGCCGGCAAATTCAGTGATCAGTTTCACGGCGACGCGGCGGTCCAGCTGCGCGACCCGGCGCCGACGATCGAGGCCGAAAACGTCGCTGTGGCGGTGCCCTCCGCGCCAATTTCAAAGTCCGCAAGGATCGCAGGCAAAGTCCAGTACCCGCCACCATTTGCTAGAGGAATATCCAGATGGACCTGGATGTTTTTCACAGCGCCGGACTCGGCCCAGGCTTTCCAGCTTGCCCAGGATTCCGTGGCGACACGCCCGGAAACCTGAATGGTTGTATCCTGACTTTCTGTCCAGCGCGTCACCGCTGCCACCGTCCCGGTTGGATCGGTGCAGTCAAGCAGCACCTCTTCGCCGGTGTTGTTCTTGAGCGTGACGCTGCGCGCATTTGCGCCACACGGATGCGCAAAAACCTCCGGCGATGCACCATCGCCAAGCAGGATTAAAAATTTGTTTGTCGTCGTCGGATCAGCCATTTGCCTTCCCCTTTTTTTCAGGTTTACGGGCAATGCCCGCCTTGATCAGTTGCTCTGCGGTGGTCGACGGGACATCGACATCACTTCCCGCGCTAAACACCTGCATGGCCGCCGGGCCGATACGGTGCGTGTAGTCCTTGATGATTTTGATCTTCATCTTGCCTCCCTGATTGCCTTTTTCATCGCCCTGGTAATCGCTGACTTGGCGCGCTTGCGCCGTATCCGCCAAATCGGATAGAAAAACGGGTGCGCACGGGCTTTCGATGTGCCAAATTCGACAAATTTAGTATAAAATGCCGCCTCTCCACCTGCATAAATGGTGATCCGCATGGTCCCGTATTCCCGCCCGCCAACGGTTCCCACTGTCAATGTGCCCGCCGGCGGCTCCCCCCAGGTCCAGCCGATCGACGCGGCCAAACGCCCTGTTGGACCCTGAGGCGCCCATTGCCACATCTCTTGCGTGATCTTGTCCGCCTGGTCCTCCATTGCCGCGCGGACATTCATCCGCGCCGCTTTGGGGATTTTGGCAAACCGTTTTTCCAACGCAGCCAAACCTTGCACTTGCGCCATTCAAATCTCCTCGATTTCCGCCTCAACCTGCACGACCCCGCGTGAAGCGCGGCCATCGGCCTCATGAAAAACTCGGCATATTCCAACGCGGATATTGTTGAGAGCGTACGGCGTGGGCAACGTGATCGTTGCTGCGCGAACAGCGTCCGCAACGGCATCAACCGTCCGCCTCGTGTCAACCAGGCGCCGCCCATCACGGTTGTAAATATCCACCTGCACGGTTTGCAGTCGCAGATTGCTGCATTGCAAATCCAGAAAATGATAGTCCGACGGCCCGATTGAAATGCACAAGTCCGGCCTGGACTTTGGAATCTCATCGTATACGGCGCCATGAACCAAGGCGGACACTCCTGCATCTGCTCGCAACAAATCCACAAGCGCCTTTTGAAATTCGGCGCTCACGCTCATGTTGACACCCCGGTTCTTGTAATGGCTGAAATCCAGATGTACGCGCGATCCGAAATTTGGTCGATTTCGGTAATGTCGAAAACCACCGCGCCATTGACCAGCTTCAACTGCCAGTCGGTAGTGATTTTTCGCGCCGCAATGGACTGGCGGATTTTGACCTTGTAAAACCCCTGACCCGTCCGTACTCCCTCTTCCACCACTTCGCGCCCCGAGCGATAGATAATCCCTGCCCACACGGTCAGCGCCTGCGCTGAATCCCAGCCCCGCTCCTCATTGCCGTAGCCATCGGATAAGATTTTTGGCGGTGTAAATACCACCAGCTTATTCAGCCTCCCGGCGCCGCGCTTTGCCATCACAGCCCCACCCGACGCCATGGCGCGATCAGCGAGGTAAAGGCCAGCGGCACATCATTCATGCCACCTGCCATCTGCACCGCCTCGCGATTCTCGTACCAATGCGCCGCCAGCAGCTTGATCGACAGCTTGATCGGCTCTGGCACATCAGACGCCGCCCCAAATCCAGCGGTGACCTCCACCCGGATCGGCAGCGCCATATCGGGCGCCAGCGCCGGCGCCGAAAAGCTGTCTTTCCACCGCAGACGCGCGCCCTTGCCATCCTCGACCAGCTCGTACTCGCCGCTTGCCAGCACCTGTGATACGCCAGCGGCGTCGAAATATCGGATCGTCACCCCGGTCACATCCGGGAAAGGCAGGCGCAGACCAATTCCCCATACCGCGAATTCCTGCTGCCATGTCTGCGTCACCAGACAGCGCCCAAGAATACCATCCGCGCCATCGAGATAGCCGACGGCACTATCCAGCAGTCCCTGGATGAGCGCGTCGTCGTCCGCCTCCAGCACCCTGACCTGGTTTTTCATGTCGTCAAGCGACACCGGCGCTTCTGCCGGTGCCGCGATCCGCGTCAGTGCCATCGGCTATCAGGCCTGGTCAGCCTGGGGATTGATCGTGCCAAAGCACAGCACATCGGCTGCAATCGGCGTACCAGTCCCATGGGTGCCGGAGAACTTTGCCAGCAATCGCAGATACCGCTTGCCGCCGACATAGCCAAACCGATAGCTCGCTGCTGCGGCATGTGCGGCCGTAAGCGATTTCACAATGCCGTTGCTGATCCCCGTCGCGCCGAGAATGTCGCTGTCTGTCACCGCCGTATAGGTCACATCATCGTCCGAATGTGTGAGCACAAACTCGATCTTTTTGGTCGCCGTGAACGTGATGCCACCGATGCCAATATCAAGCACAATCTCGGCGCCGATACATCCCTGCAGATCGATCGATACCTCGGTATTGTTGGCCGAGAGCACCTCTGCACCAATAGCGGTCTGGACCGTCAGGCCCGAATGAAAATCCTTCATTGCTTTTCCTTTCGTTTTCCAGCGCGGGCGCAGACGCGCCCGCGCTTCAGATCAGGTTCAGGATCACGCCGCCACTTTGAGCAGCTTGATCGCCTCGAAATTCTGCACCCCACCGCCGACACGCTTGGTGGTGTAGAATGCGATATAAGGCTTGGCCGTATAGGGATCGCGCAGCACCCGGATATCGGTGCGATCAACAATCAGATAGGCACGTCGGAAAT